GCTTATATTGGAAAATATTTGTCGATAATATCTAATTGGTCTTGGTATTCGGCTACAATTTTAAGTTCTTGTTCAATCGCTTCAAGGATATCAGGATGTTCTCCAACCCCAACAGGATTGTTAAGGTAAACTTCAATGTTTGCTAAATGTTTGTCAATATGACCTTGAGCATGTGATTTAACTGCTGCTAAAATTTTATTTCTCATTGTACTTCTTTTAATAACTTTTTAATTTCTTTATCGTCAATACCTGCTCTTTCAAGAATCATTTCTATTCCTTCTTTTTTAAGAATGTAAATATAATCCTCTGCTTCTCCCAGTGAAATAGTATAATGGTCAGCAATGTGATGTAATAATTTTTCACTTGGTTTTTTACGTGAACCTTTCACGTACTTGAGGAAGACATTCTTTTTAGGTAACATATAGCAGTAGTATTTATAAGTTTTTTCTTTCTCAGGATAGGGGATTCTTTGGCCGTAATTTGCAACCTCAGTGTATCCTTCATACATACTAACAAACCTATGAACCATGTAAGAATTGAACGATTCTTGTTGATCTTCTGTAAAAGACGACCAAGGTTTTTTAGTTGTTGTTATTTCTTTTAGCCAATCAAATATTGTCATCTTGGAACATTTCCTTAAGTTCCTTAGGAAGTAAATCAACTAACACCTTTCCAGTTTTTACATCATAAAAACAAGGTACAGGAATGATTCCATCTTCTTGAGTTCCAGTTACAAAACGAGATACTTTACGAAGGATAACACCTTCAGCAAATACTTGATTTCCGTCCTCTGACACAACAGGTTGAGTGTTTTTAATGTCAATGTTAATGTTTAATTGTTGTTTATTATTGTTCATTTTCTTTGTGTTTTTTCCATTCTAAATAAAATCCAGCAGCTACTAGTAAATTCATACCAAATGAAGCTACTATTTCTTTTATATCTTCATACACGTTCATAGTTAAATGAACATGACCTACCATCCAAAAGGGAATAGACAAATTACTAGCTATCCACATTATGAAAAATAGGATAAATTTTTTCATATAACTCTTTTACTTGAAATTAATGACAAGATCCTAGATATCAAAGCCATTGTGTTAATTTCTTTATCAATTCTAAAATTAGAGTGATATTGGTATTCTTCAATATAAATTACTACCTCACCTACACTTAATGGAGCATATTTTTCTACATTGTCGTATAAATACCTGAACATGTCCTCAAAATCACTTACACCAGCATCAGCAATTATCTGTCTAATGTTATTAAATGATTTTTGACTTGGTTTCATCAATTCCGTCAATATTTTAATTTTATAGTTACTAGACACTAATATACTTTTATCAACGGAAATTTCGTTGTCTACTACACTCATTTGTAGTGTGTTAAGCATCTTACGAATATCAGGATAATATTGATTTATAACTAATTTTAAATCATCAGCACTACAATCAACTTCCTCCTGTTTAAATATACCCATAATATGGTAAGCAATCTCTTGTTTTGAAGGAGGTACAATTTTTAATACCTGACAACGTGATTGGAGAGGGTCAATAATACGCTCAATATAATTACAAGTTAAAATAAATCTTGTAGTACGTGAATAGGTTTCAATTACATTTCTAAGAGCTGCTTGACCCTGAATTGTAATAAAATCTGCTTCATCTAGAATAACTACCTTAAGTGGTTTAAATGAGGCAGCAGAAGCAAAACCAGATACTTTATCTCTAATTGTATCAATACCTCTTTCATCACTTGCATTAATATAAAGATAATCACAATCTAGACTATTAACAATAAGTTTTGCTAAAGTAGTTTTACCAGTACCAGCAGGGCCATAAAATAAAAAGTTTTGAATATCATTTTGATCTAAATACTTTTGAACTGTTTGTTTGATATTTTCATTACCAACATAATTTTCTAAAGTATTAGAGCGATATTTTTCAACCCAAAGTGTATGTTGTTTAATACTCATAGTCTCCGTAAATTGAATATTGTTTAGGTTTTTCTTCTTCAATTTCTACTTCTGATGATACAATGGCATGTAGTTTACCTTGAGCCAAATCTAAACGAAATGCCTTTGGTTTTAAAGTTGATACTTGATAATAGGCTTCTAAAGCATCTGTTAGACTTTTTTGAATATCTTTAACTCCATTTACTTGCCATTGATCTCCAGGAGGAACACGATTAGCAATTTCAACTAATTTTTCTTGAATTTCTGTTTTGTTCATAACTTAATTTGTTCAATCAGGTAAGGCAGTAGGTTTTCATATCTCCAATTTACTGTTACATAATCGGATTTCATCAAACCAACATACAAATAATTAGTTCCCGGTACAAAATAAAACTCTTTGATTCGATAATTAATTTCTTTAATTTGAATCGATTTACCTATAAGACCTACTGCGTCCTGCATAATCGTTAATTTACATCATTCCCATCATGTTTCCAAACCCAGCATCATCTTTCTTTTCTTCTGGTTTGTCAACTACAACGGCTTCTGTCAATAAAATAGTACCTGCTACGGATGCTGCATTTTCAAGTGCTGTACGAGTTACTTTTGAAGGATCAATAATACCAGCATCTCTCATATCAACAAAATCTTCTGTTTTCAAATCCCAACCGTACCAATAATCACCTCCTGTTACAGCATTGATAGCATTGTAAATATCTTCTTGCTCATAACCAGCATTTGCTAAAATTTTCTTAAACGGGGCAGCACAAGCATTATAAACGATTTGTGAACCAATATCTTCAACATTGATATTAGTACGAGCATGTAGTAATACAGAACCACCACCTGGTACGATACCTTCTTCAAGAGCAGCTTTTGTTGCTTGTAAAGCATCATCAACACGATCTTTCTTTTCACGCATTTCAGCTTCAGTAAACCCACCTACATGAACAACTGCTACACCACCAATAAACTTGGCCAAGCGTTCTTGCAATTTTTCTTTTTCGTATGGAGAAGTTGATTTATCAATTTGTGCCTGAAGTTCTTCAATACGTTGTTTGATTTTATCAGTATCACCTTTACCATCTACGATAGTAGTTTCTTCTTTACCTACAGTAACTACACGAGCTTGACCAAACCAATCCCAACTGAATTTATCAAGTTTCATACCTTTTTCGGTACTGAATACCTGACCACCAGTTAAAATAGCAATGTCTTCAAGTAATAATTTACGACGATCTCCAAAATCAGGAGCTTTTACAGCAACTACTTTCAAAATACCACGTGCTTTGTTTACAATCAAAGTAGCAAGTGCCTCACCATCTACATCTTCAGCAATCAATACCAAAGGTTTGTTTTGGTTTGAAACTGCTTCCAAAATAGGCAATAATTCTTTTACAGTAGTAAAACGCTTATCAGCAATCAAAATCAAAGCATCCTGTAAAGTAGTAGTCATTGAATTGTTATCGGTAACAAAATAAGGTGATTTATAACCTCTGTCAAACTGCATACCTTCTACTGTTTCAAGATATGTTTCACCGTTTTTAGATTCTTCAATAAACACAACACCTTCACGACCTACTTTCTGCATTGCAGTAGCAATCAATTCACCTACTTCAGGATCATTATTTGCTGAAATTGTAGCAATTTGTTTAAGTTGGTCTTCACTTGAAATATCTTCTTTAATTTCAGTACGAATAAATTCAACTAATTCTTTAACTGTTTTATCAATGCTACGTTTAATTTCTACAGCATTAGCTCCATTATTTAGATGAGCCAAACCTTGTTTAACCATTTCTTGAGCCAATAAAGTAGATGTTGTAGTACCATCTCCAGCGTGGTCAGCAGTTTTAATAGCTGCTTGTTTAACCATTTGTACTCCCAATTCTTCAATTGGATCTTCTAAAGTAATTGATTTTGCTACAGTAACTCCATCTTTTGTTGATTGAGGGATACCTTGATTAGCAATTACTACGTTACGTCCGTTAGGACCAAGTGTTGAGGTAACTGCATCTGCTAGTTTATCTACACCAGCTGATAGTTTTTTACGTGCCTCGGGGCCAAATTCAATTATTTTACTCATATTCTTCTTCGTTTGTTTCTTCTACTAATTTTCCTAATACTTGGTTTTCAGGACCAATCCAATACTCTTCTCCTTCGTGCTCTAATTTACTAAAGCCCATAGTAGGAAGAATAATAGTGTCTCCAACATTAAGTACAGTCTCAATATAATGACCAGTTACGGAATAATAACCATCACCTACTGCTACTACTTTACCAAGTTTGTTCTTTTCATTTCCCAAATCAGGAACAATAATTCCACCATATGAGGTTTCTTCTGCCTCAACAGGTTTTACGATAACGGCGTTGTATAATGCTTCTAGTTTCATATTAAATACTAATTTTTGATGAGAATGAATCAAGAGTACTGTTATACTCTTCAATGTAAGTTTTTAGTGAATCATAAGATTTACTGTTGGTTTTGTCTTTAGCAATTGATTTTAAAGCAGCAGATAAATTACTGTAATGTCCAATAATTTTAGTGTACTCTTTACCCGAATCAGTGTAACGGGCATCAGGAATAACTCTAACATTAACTGTCATACAATTATCATCCATTGAGATAAAATAAGGTTCCATTGCTGGATCTGTAATAAAACGTGTGTATTCTTTTTCAGTACTCATAGCGGTAATATACGAAATATTTTTTAATTTTCCAAATTTTCTTCGATAAATGGAACATTATC